CAGAAACTTATGAAGAACACAAAAGTGGAAAATATGAATATATAAAAGGCTTTGGAAGATTAGGATGTTATCGAGGTTTAGATTATATAGAAAATCTTTTAAAAAATGATAAATATTATTCAGAAGAATTAGAAGATAATTTTATATTTATTCAAAGCTATATAAACTTTATTGAACAACAATGTAAAAAGCAAAGAGAAGTTATTAATAGAGCAGTGAAATATATTGAAAACGAAATGCCTTATTTACAAGAAACAGATAAAGAATATGAAGATATTAATGGAAATACATATTTTACTTATAAAGAATATGATGGTAAAGAATTATTAGATATATTAAATGAGGTGTCAGAATGAATAACTATAAAAGCTTTTCAAAACTAAAAGAAGAATTAGGCGACAATTATGATTTTAAATTATATGAAATGGGAATATCGGCGTTGAAAGAAATCGAAAATTTACAACAAGAAAATAAACAACTAAAAGAAAAATTGGATTGGGATTTACAATGGGCTTTAAAATATGAAAAACAAGTAGGTAATTGGAATAAGTTAAAAGAATATATAAGAAAAAATATAATTTATGACGACGTTGGAATGAAAATCTTAGACCCAAGTCCACTAGAGGATTATATGCAAGAAATAGAACAAGGAAGTGATAGTAATGAATAAAGAATTAGAAGTGATTCATGAACTAAATAGTATAGCAACATTGCTTGGTATAGAACTAGATTATGTTATTGATAAAGAAAATAATAGAGAATATCTAGTATGTGATGATACTAAGATATGTACAAATAGGACAAGCATAAGCGGTATTAGAGAAGAATTTTTTGGATATGTGTTCTTAAAAGAATGGAGAAACAGGTATTTAGGTTCTTTTGATAAACAAACAAGAAATTATAAGGCAATATTGGTATGATGATGATTTCAAACAACCATATTTAAAAGTAGGTAGGTGATAGCAATGTTTAAGATTAAAGATAAAGTAACAAATAATGGATTAAAGGGACAAATAATTGATATTAAAGAAGCTGACAATATATCTGGAAATCCTAAATTATATTTAATAAAATATCCTTTATTTACATTTAAAAATCCATTTAAAAGAAAACTATGGACATTTGGTTTTGATTTAGAGAAAGTAGAGAGTGATGAGTAAATGAATAAGATAAAAATAGATAATTATTATGAACCTGAAAGTAAAACATTAAGATCTAATGAAGCTGATTTAAATCAAATAGATACAAATACAATACAAATTTTATTAAAAGAAAATTATAAACTAAAGAAAGAAAATCAAGAATTAAAAGAAAAGCTATATTTATGTACACCAGAAATACCACAAAATAGCCACAATAATTATATTTCTTATGTAGATTTAATTAATAAATTATATAGTGTTGAAAAAGAAATTGATATTTTATTAAATGTCCAAGAAGATGCTGAAAAATCATTACATAAAATTAGAGAGTTAAAAAGAGAACTCAATAAAGTAAATGAAGAAAATAAAAGATTAAAAGAACAAATTGAAGATTTATTAACTCAACAAAAAGAGTTTACAAAGTTTTTAGAAGATGAACTTCTTGATGTACGTTACTATGCACGTAATATTGCACATTATATTGAATATGTTTTGCGAAAATATAAAGAAATAGTGAACGGAACTGAACAGAAATGAATGGGTAAAAAAATAATAGGAGATGATAAATTATGGACTTAGACAAAGAAATAGAAAATGTGTTAATTGCATTAGACGATATAGACAAATATTGTAATTCGTTATCTAATTTATTGAGTTTAGAAGATCAAAAGACACAAGATTTATTACATTATATTGAAAATAACAAAATAAATGCTTTTCAAAGTTATAGATTGGTTAAACAATTAAAAAAAATAAGACTTGATAGAAGAAATATAAAAAATAATATTGAATTGGCTGCTACGTTCTATAATAACAAAAATAAATTAATATTTAACGAGTATAGATCAGTTTTAAAAGATGAATTAAAAAAGACTAAGAAACAGTTGCAATTGAAATATAAAAATAGATATTATCAACAATGTGAAATAGTAAATATTATAAAACAATAATTTTTCACATATTTCACATGGAATTAGTGATATACTATAAATTAGTGAATGAATATTCACTAAAAACCTCGTATACATAGAAAGCAACAATATTCAAATATTGTTGTTTTCTAATTTAAACGAGAAGATTAAAATATATTTTCACCGCAAAATTATTCTTCTCGTTTAAGTTTGGAGGGATATTAAATGTTTAAGAGCTGTAATAGATGTGGTTTTATTCATGATGTAAATAAAAAATGTTATAAAAATCGTCAAGTAAGAGGTAGAACAGATGCAGATAGATTTAGAAACTCATCTAAATGGCATCAAAAAAGCAATTACATTAGAAATCGCGATAAAAATTTATGTAGATGCTGCATAGCAAATATTTATAATACTTATCAAATTTATAATTTTAATAAACTTGAAGTGCATCATATAGTTCCGTTAGAAGAAGATATTTCAAAAAGATTAGATGATGATAATTTAATTACCTTATGCTGCTATCATCATAAGTTAGCAGACAATAACAGAATACCTAGAAATATTTTAGTTAAACTAACAGATGAAAATTGTAATTTAAAAGAAATACACGATGAGGTAGAGAAATCTGATACCCCCCCTATACCGTGAGTTCGTTATTTTTAAGAATTTTAAAACCTACCACTCACCTAAACGTGCAAATTATGCCTAAAATGAAAATTTTGGGTAGTTGATATGAAATAAGGAGATGAAAAAAATGACAAGGCCAGCTAAATCAATAGAAACAAACTCAATGAAAATGAGTAAAGAAGAAAGAAAAGCTAGAGAAGAATCTGAAAAAAATTTAAGAGGTTCTAATGATAATATTAAGCCTTTTTCATATTTAAATAAAAGGCAAAAAAATATTTTTAAAGATATATTAAAAAATCTTAATAAAGATATTTTGAGCAATTTAGATACTTATCTTTTAAATCAAACCGCTATAACAATTGAACGACTAGAAAGCTTAGAAAAAGCAATTAATGAAGCTAGTAAGGTAGTTGATGACGATGGGAAAATTAAGGATAAGTTAAATGTAAGCTTGATCTCAACATTGAAATCAGCTCGAGATATGTATTCAAAAGATTTTTTCAGATGTTGTAATGAACTATCTTTATCACCTCAAGCTAGAGCTAAGATATCAATAAACACACAGCCCACAAAGAAAAAAACTTTAATGGATATCTTAAATGATGATGAATGATTATATATTAAATCATCCAGCTTATATTTATGCACGTGAGATTGTAAGTGGGCAATTGGAACCACCAAAATTGTTTTATGAATTAAATAACAATAAAAAATTTATCACTCCGAAATATGTAAAGATTCAATGCGAGGAATTTTTAAAAATTGTTAATAATGATTCAGAAAAGTATATAATTGACCTTAAAAGATTAAAGAAAATTGATAAAATCTGCAAAATTTTGGTAATGGCAAAAGGAATAAAAGCTGGTAAAAGAATTTATGATTCACTTGCTGGTTATCAATGGTTAATAATAGTGGCAAGTTTGTGTACTGTTTATAGAAACAATACTAAAAAAAGAAGATATGAAACAGTTATCGTGGCTTTTATAATTTTATTGTTGTTCTATCTTGAACCTATGTATTCTCAATTTTATTCTGTTGCACCGGACGGAGCATTAGCTAAAGAAGTAAAAAAAGCAATTGAGCCTTTAATAAAGACAAATGCCGAAATTTTTGAAGAAGGTGAATTTAAATTATTAAGGGATTGTATTAGACATACACTTACCGATAGTGTTTATATTCCACTAAATTATTCGAAAGACAGAATGGATGGTAAAGAACCAAATGTTTTTGTAGCAGATGAAGTAGGTGCACTTCCGCAAGCATATCCGATTGAAGCGATGCGTTCGGGGCAATTGCTGATCGTAAATAAGTTGGGTTTTATAATTTCCACAAAATATCCAACATTTGATAACCCCATGGAGGATGAAGTAAAATATGCTAAAAAAGTGTTAGAAGGTTTGATAGAAGATGAAACAGTGTTTGCTTTGTTGTATGAACCTGATGAATCAAAAGACTGGTCATTTGATGATAATATAATTCTTCAATCTAATCCACTTGCATTAGAAATTCCAGCGGTTTATAAAGACTTATTGGATAAAAGAGCAAAAGCTATTGAAATTGAAAGTAAAAGAGAAAATTTTCTAACGAAACATTGTAATATTATTTATCAAGGTGCAGGAACAGAAAGTTTTATAGATGTAACTGAAGTTCAAAAATGCAGAACCGATAAAATAGATTGGGCTGGTAGAGAAGTTTATATTGGAGTTGACTTATCAATGTCTGATGATAACTGTGCTGTAGCAATAACAAGCAACGATGATGGAACAATTTTAGCTGATTGCATTTCTTTTATACCAGAAGGAAGAATAGAAGAAAAAAATCAGTTTGAAAAAATAAACTATTTTGAATTTATAAAAACTATGAAATGTATAGCTTGCGGTGATAGAACGGTTGATTATAAAGTAATAGAAGATTTTGTTTTTGATATTGAAAAAAAGTATGATGTTGTTGTAATGGCAGTTGGGTATGACAGATATAATGCTTTATCATCAGCACAGAAATGGGATGAAAGATTTAACACCGTACAAATTCGTCAGCATTCCGATACATTACATCCACCAACTAAACTTTTATATGAAAAAATAATTGATGGAAAATTTAAATATGAAGAAAACAAACTCCTGGAAATAAATTTTCAAAATGCTAGATGTGTTTATGACACAAATATGAATAGATATGTAAATAAGAAAAAATCTAGCGGAAAAATAGATATGGTAGTTGCACTCATAAATAGTATGTATCTATTACAACAAGATGTCTTTTTAGAAAATGGTAATTTTTTTGTACAACTTGCATAATTCACATAATTCACATCAAAACTGTGCTATAATGTAAACTAGTGAATTAGTAATGAAATAAGACAAGTTGAAATGTCTTGTTTTTTCGTTATAGAAAAGAGGTGAAGATAATGGCATTAATTGATTTGTTTTTAGAAAAAAGAGAAGTAATATCAGAAACAAAAGAAAACACAGATGTTGTTGATGATTTAATCCTAAAAAAATTGCTTTCTGGTCAAAATCTTACAAGTGATGATGCTTTATCAATTCCAGCAATATCAAGTGCTGTAGACCTATTATCTAACATGGTATCAATGTTACCAATTAAATTATATAGGTCAGAGGTTATTGATGGAAACAAAAAAGTCACTGAAGTTCTTGATGATAAAAGATTATATCTCTTAAATATAGATACTATGGATTTGCTTGATCCATTTCAAATGAAAAAAGCAATAGTTCATGATTAT